TCAACGGCTTTTGGATTTTGTTTGATGAAGTTGTAGAAAGCATTCGCGATTTTGTTGACGGCACCCTCATTCTCGGTATCCTCGAAACCGAGTCCAAACGAGTCGCCCATCGCGTGGACCAGCTCGTGCAAGAAGGTGCTCTTCAACACCTGCGGTGTGAGCGTTTTGTCGATGTACATGACCAGGTTTCTTCTGTCCGTGAATCCCAGAACGTTCTGGGGTTCGTTGTCGAATTCTTCGGCGCACTCCTGCGTGATTTCGTTGAACATGACTCCCCACTCGAAAGCTCCGAGCTTAATCGTTTTGGGTGCTGGCATCATCCACCTCCCATTCGGGGAATGTATCAAAAATGCGTACAAGTTTTTTAGCGTAGTCTGGATCTGTGGCATAGCCTGCTTTCTGGAGTTCTTCGAAGTACGTTGTGGGTTCATGTCTGAATTTCCAGGCTGTACTATATCTTGGTTCTGTACGTATTTTTACTACATACGCAACCATGCACTGGATAGGAGAGTCGAACGTTTCAAAGCTGTGTGTCTCAGTTTTCCATACAGTATCAAATTCAGTCGTTTCTTTTTCCACACTCCCGGGAATCCAGGGAACGTCCTTGATACCGAACAGATTGTTCCCGACCATATGCCTCCCCCAGCCTGTCTCGAGCGCGGCCTGCACGAGAAGAATGATCGGAGGAAAGTCACAGGCCAGCCCGACGAGAATAGCGTCGCTGCGGTACTTCTCGATGAAGTCGAGTTTTATGCCCATTGGAGTATCAACCTCCATTGTTGAAACTTGAGCTGCTAGGAAAGTTATGAGCAGAACTACGAAAAAACTTCATTTGAACAACCCGCTTAACCATTTTGCAACGAGCTCAAATCCGAAAGTGGAGCTGACTACGGCAAAGATTATTTTCATCAGCAGTCTACCGTTTCTCGCATCTATGGCCTTTTCTACCTTTTCTTCAACTAGGCCGTTATGCAAGTCATCCGAGAGTTTGTCTATCTTATTGCCGAGCTTGTCTACATCCTTTTGAACATCATCCATTTTTGTCAACAGAACAGTTGTATCGGTTTTCATTCGCTCAATATCGTGTGCATATTTGCATTCATCGGCCATGTCTATCACCAGTCCCGTTCAAGTGGTTTATAACTGAGAAACTCTGCTATGATATGTGTGCGGTTTTCTTTTCGCTGAGCCTCCACAATCCAGCCTCCAATAGCTGGGTGGAGGTTCTTTCGTATCAAGTACGGCGACTGCGCCTCGAAGCAACCTGGCTGGAAACACTCGACACCGCGGATGGTCACGTATTCCTTTTGGTGGAAGTGGCCCATCACCACGAAGTCGGGGAGGTTCTCGGCTGTGAAAGACTCCACGAGTTTCTGAAGTTTGTAACTGATCGCGTATGCTTGCCCACCGTCTGGATGGTGCAGCGAGAACCTGAAGCCGTTCCATTCGACGAATGCCTGGTACTCACCCACGATCTTGATATCGGGGCGGACCATCGCGGCCATTTCGAGTATCGAATCTCCCGCGAGCGCGGACCAGGCAAAGTCGTGGTTTCCCACTATCCCGATTGTCTCGATCCCCTCGTCCGGGTATTCCTGGATCAAATACTCTTTCTGCTCTCTCATGCTGTGCAAGAAAAGCTCGTATTCCTGCCCACGATAGATGTTTTTCCCGGCCACCCAGTCGCCCGAGTGGAAAGCCTTCGTGATGCCGCGCGCCTTCAGTTCACGATAGAAGTCCCTGAGCGCGGATATCTGTTGTTTCTTCGAACCGAGATGCGTGTCCGACACCAGCCCGAACCGGCACCAGCCGTCGTCCTCGGATTTCAAGGTCGTCGTCTTTCCGCCTTTCGGGGCCATGAATTCCACAGTCTCGCCTTTCAGCTCCAGCCGCTTCCCCTCGGCGATGAGAGACTGCACGCCCTCTTTCGTGCGACGGGGAGAAGTGTCCAGCTCGTCGGCCAGCTCGGTCAGCGTGGCTACCCGGCGTTGCTTGAGTATGTCGATGATCTTCGAGGCTGGTTCTTCCGTGGGTTTTGAGGCTGGTTTTTCTTTGTGTTTCGGTTTGATACGCGTCTTCCCCGTCAGGGCATAGGTCCTGAGCCGTATGCTCTCCGAGGTCCTGGGCTGGCAAAGTTCGTCTTTCTGGAACTCGGCCGCGATCTCCGGGTACGTGAGCCCGCGGTTTCGCAGTTCGACAGCTTTCTTTTCTTCGTATTCCGTCCACGATTGATTGTTCATATCAACCTCCCTAGAAGCGCACGAGCAACAGCATAGCAAACCCTAGAGCCGCGCCGATGAACGTCGCCATGAAGTCTAACAGCTCAGGCGTCCCTTTCTTGAGCCACCAGTCCCAGACAACCTCTTTCGTGGCCCCGGCTAGAACAGCTATCGCGAACCCAAGCCATGCGTTGCGCATTATGAATCCAAATATGAGCGCGAAGAAGAATCCGAATCCTGCATGCACTACTTTGTCCACGGTCTCACCTCCATCATTCCTTTCAAGTTCCAGTCGAACACCTTGAACTCCAATCCATCACCTTCCGCCCTGTATGCGTCAAGCTCGAACCAGTTGCCGTCGTAGCCGTGCAACGCGTCTTCGAGACAGTAAGCTATGTTGAAAACAAGCGGAGAGAGAATCGCTTTCTGCATATAGTGTTGATATTCGTGTCTGAGTACCCTGCTCGTCGTGGGAGGGTCGGTAGGGTTGATATAGATGATAGGCAACGCCCAGTGAAGACAACCGGCGGCACCGTTATGGGCGAACTCTTTCTCAATCACGACTGGTGGAGCGTTCAACATATAGAGTTGGAGCCCGGAGTTGCCGATTATGATAATTGCCAGCAAGGAAAGAAAGACTGTTAAAATAGGGTTGTGGTACAAGCTCTCCATGATGTACCTCCAAAGAGAAGAGGCCGCCCCGGCAGGTGGCCTCTTCGTATATCTACTTTTGCTCTAGCTCTTTGATTCTCGCTTCCAGTTCCTTGATCCTCTGGTCTTTCGCCTGGTTCTCCGTGACCGCTTTTGCAATCATTCTGTCCAGAGTCTCAAGGCCAAGATTCATTGTTCCCACTAGAGCCATCTTAAAGTTCTCATAGTTTCTCTTCAGGTCGTTCAAACTATTCCCTCCTATGTCAAAGTCATTTCACATTTCAGAACATCTCCATTCACATCTCGAATATAGAGATAGTATTTGCTATCCCCCGAATTTCTCCATATCCAGATGTTCGATGCCGGGCAATCTTCAGCGTCCGTCCAAGTGCTGAAAGACGGGAGTTTAGCCGTGGGCGAACCGCTCGTCCCATACCAGTACGGGATAACCTGCTCCAATGCCGAGTCGGTATAGAACCAGCCTTTAGAAGAGGCCTCGGCCTCACGGATGAACGAGAGAATCCCTCCGGCAAGATTGGCCCCCGAATTGTTGTATGCGTAGAAACCTAGCTGGACGTGCGCACCACTGGAAAGATTCGAGCCGGTCTTAGCATAGATGTTAAATCTCGCCATATTCGAGTAGTTGTCGAAACGATTCTGAAGTTCCAGATACGAATGGTACTCGTCGTCGGTAGTGTTCAGGGCGTACCCGACAGCCAACACCTGACGGTCAGGGTCGCTCCCCCACCCTGTCAGGGCTTTGAACTGAAGATAGTACCTCGTCAGGTTTCCTGCCACTTCCGTCGTGGTGTCCCCCAGGGAGATGTTCGAGTCCTCGAACTCTATAACGTTGTCTCCTGCGCCAATAACTAAATCGCCTTTGATTTTGACCTCATCGGCAGAGAGCCTGACGTAGTTCGTGCCGTCTGTTACGTAGATTCCGTCGAACGTATCGCCGACAGGGCCAACGTCAGCTCCTATCTGTATCTGAGAACCGACCTTTATCTGACGACCGACCGAAAGATCCAGAGCCACATTGATGTGGTTTGCCGTGATTGAGTTTACGGCTATGTCATCGCCCGTGGCTTGAGTCGCATAGACAGCGTTTGCAGTTGACATTTCCCTGCGATCAGAAGCATTATTCGCATAATCGGTCGCCCTGACGGCGTAGATATATTTTCGCCATTGCGGATAGTTCGGGTCGTCCGAGTCTGTTATATGATACTCGACGTCTTTGTCTACGAAGTCAGTGCCTTTCACGGCGGCAAGGAACGTCCAATTTGCACTGAAAGCGCCGCCGTCCGAGGCCTGAACCTTTCGATAAAGATAGTATTGCTCCACGTCCGAGTCATACACCTGCGACCAATCGACGTGAATCAAACCGACTCCACCGACCGCCGAGATGCTCCCGGGGATTGCCGGTGCCGTGGTGTCGTAGAGAATAGTCTCGCTGTCAGAAGTCGACCAGTCGGAACGAAGATTCTCGATATCCACAGCCCTGACCTGAACGTAAACAGTGTATGAAGTCCCCGACACCCACTGATTTGTGACCTCGATCACCAGCTCGTTGTTGTTCACGAACCCGGCGTTGTACCAAGTTGCACCATTGTCGTAGTTCCATTGCACCTCGTACCCGATCAGGTCCTCCTCGGTGTTCGCGTCCCACGTGGCCTTGACATAGCTTCTATTCTTGACCGCGAAGGCCGTGAGAGCGAGCCCCGTAGGAGTTGCCGGAGCCGAACCGTCACCGAACTGTGGTTCGTAGGGTATATTCGTTCCCGGACCGGTGATCGAACCTGGAGGCGCCGTGTACTCGAACCCGGAGGCTCTGTCGCTCCTGAGCGTGACCGTCAGATCCCTGTTGCGGTAGTCTATGTCTATCGCCCTGACCCACGCTCTGTGTGAAAGACCCGTCGAAGCATCGACGATGTTAACCTTGTCTCCGACGCTCCAGCTCAAGCCAAGTGAGAAGTCCGCGAGCGGCACGACTGCTTCGAACTTGTCGTTGCCGTTTTCGTACAACCACTTCGCCAGAGACGAAGCCCAGACCTTCGAGGAGATCAGATCGTTCGAGACCTCCCTCTCCGTGTTGAAACTACCCGCGTCGTGAATCACTTCCAGATAGTTCTCCACGACCGGCTTCCCCTCGATAACCAGCTTCGTGACGTTCTTGTCAACGCCCGAGCTGTTGTCTATCTGGAGATACATGAAGTCCGGGTACTTCAGAACGCCGGAGTCGAAGTTCGCGTCGTACACGGTCTGATTGAGTGTCAGCCCGGAGTCGAATTCTTTGGCCGCGTCAACGGTTGCGTAGTCATCTATCTCAATGGCCGGAGAGTCGAACTTCGCGCGCCACTGGTCGTCGGTGATAGCGTTGCCGTTCTCGTCCTTGCCGGTCGGCAGTCCGTCACTTGTGACCACGCCGGACCAGGTGAAGACGGGCTCTTTCTCGGTCTTGACACTGCGGTTCTTCGATTTGACAATGACTCGATCGCCCTCGCTCGGCAACCATTGAAGAGAGTCTATGTCTTTCAGTTTCGAGACTGTGATCGTGCCGACTGTGGACGTTGACCAGGTGGCCGCGAATCCTGCCCGAAATTGGAGGACCCCCGACTCGTCGAACCACATAGACCCGCCGCACGAATCGACGATCTCCTGAAGCCTATCCGTGAGTTTGTCTTTGACCGAATACAACGCGTACCCCACGACCGCCTGAGTCGTGCCGCCGGAGGTCGCAAAGAGTATGCTGTCGAGGCTATGACTGCCCGAACCTATGCCTCCGCAAGTCTCCACGAGCCACGTCAGAATGTCGTCCGCGGTCGATCCGATGAACATCTTGTCGTCGCACTTGAGCTTCTGAAGCTGCTTCATCTTGTCGAACGCTTTGATTGTGACTGTTCGACCATTTCTCGTGAGAGTCGGCTTTTCTGCGTAGCCTGTAAACTGTTTCGTTGAATCTACCCACACTTCCACGAGCTGGCCTTCAATGTCGAGGTTCGAGATGGTATAGGCAAGATTCGTGTTGTCTATATCGAAGCTGCACTCGTTCGGAGAGATCCGACCGTGAAGGACGTCGTTCTTATGAACAACCGGCCCGGAGACTATCCGGGCCGATATGTCCACACTATTGAGGTTGACCTGAAAACTCATGTGGCCACCTCCAGGAACTCAAGCGTTTCTTCGTACATTGCCACGCCTTTGATCCACTTTTCTTTGTACTCGTAGTTCCCGATCAGTTTCACATTCACGGCAGACTCCGAGTCTATCTTCAAAGTCGCCGCGGTCTGCCTGTATGATTCCAGCGTGGTTCTGTCCGACTCGGTGAAGAAGAGAGGTATTTTGTATCTCTTCACCGTGCCGTCACAATAGTGATATGCCGAACCGTCGGGCGCAATGTTTATGACCTCCACCGGCTCGATCACTCTGGTTCTGTATGGGTGCTTGTATTTCTTCGGGTACACCGTGAAACTGAGAGATCCTATGTCAACTGTCATACTATCACCCTACCTGCAACTGAACGCCGCGATCGCGAAGGTTCTTGTAGATGAGATCTGCGAACCGTCGGGCGCTTTCGTCGTCTTCTGTGAGAATGTCGTTTCCCCTGAACTCGAAGTGGTAGTTGTTCGTGATGTGCTGGGAACTCCCTGCCTGGAAGACCTGCCCTGTCGTGGACTGTGGAAGCTCGATATCTTCCATCCTCTCCGGGATGGTGCGCTTCATGCTCTGCCTCTGATCCTCTGTTAGGAGAGGACTGAACAGACCACCTATGAACGGCAGAGTGCTTAACCAGGTGAAAATTCCATCGACGAACAGGACTATCTGGTCCGCGATATACGAGATCGTAGCACCGAGCCAGCCTAGAGCCTTGAAGAACGGTTGGAGAACCAGGAGGCCCTGACCGAAGAGATTGAACGTCAGGGCGAAGACTCTGCCTATGCTGACCAGCGCGTCGCCGAGAGGTTTCAAGAGGTTGATGATCGGACCTAGTAT